GTATACGCGAACAACATGAGACCCACTGGTCGTGTTTGTTAAGCGCGTGTAACCGGAAGTAGACGGAAGAACGGATCCTCGCACTCCATAGACGACGTAGACTACGTCATTCTCTAGGAGTGTCGGCAGCGTGATTGTTACGCCATTGCCGTTGGGGGCCGCCCCGCTTACATTGCCGCCAGTGACGAGGGTGATAGCCATTTATAAACAACCCTCCCCCTCGTCAGACGGACCACCTATACCCTATTACGCGATACGGATAATCGCAGTAGCAGCGGCGGCAGCAGGGAACTGAATCGTAAAGTCGCCAGACGATACTTGCTGGTCCCCACCAAAATTCAATACCGCACAAGCAGCATTAGACGCAGAACTATTATAAATAATAGCACCAGAAGTAGTGAACGTTGCCGAAGACCAAGTAGTATCTGCAAAGTCACAGACCGCTGTCGTACCGTCTGCTACAGGAGTCACAGAAGTAAGCGTATTACCCCCAGTCGTGTAGCCGCTGCCATTAGGCAGCTCGTCACTGTTTCCGGTCAGATCGGAATAATTAGTTGTAGCTGCACCGTAAGTGCCAGTAATACTTGCGGTAGCTTTACCAAGCGCAATCTTAAACGTATTACCAGTAGACGCAGTAAAATTATGAACAGCTTTTAGGATTTCAACCTTGAAGGAGGTCGGCATTGCTGTGGTAAATCCGGGCATTTCAAGCCTCCAAAAGTTTTACAAGTTCAGGATGACCCGCTTCACGGAGCCGGTTTGCAAGAGTCGTATTGTTCGACTGGATTGCACGCTGCATATAGAAGGTCAACACCGCCCGGATATGGTCACGATAGGCGTTGGCCTGATCGCGGATGGCCGGATGGGATTGATCCCCCACATAAATGATTTTGTTCAGAGCCTGCTCTGCAAGTTCGTCAGGCGTAAAGCCGCGATGGCTCACCGAGTGAACCAAAACGGTGCCGACTTCTGCTGATCCGTCTGCGCTAAACATTACTCGACTCGAATTATTGCGTTGGTGCTGTCCGCAACGGGGAACTGCACTTGGAAAGAGGTGGTGGCTGTTTTGTCACCGCCGAAGTCAAGGACGCAAACAGTGGGGTTGCCCCCGCCAACTTTGTAGATCAGCGCACCACGGCAAGTGAACGATGCTGGGTTCCACGTAGCGTTGGCAAACGACAGATACGCCGTCTTGTTGTTTGGATTAGTGCCTGTGGTTGGAGCAACGCTGACGGTCAATACATTCCCGCCCGTGGTGTAGCCGCCACCGGCAGGGACTTCGCTTGCCGTTGTGTATGCAGACGTTGTCGGGCCGATGGTTGCCCCACCTGTGTAGAGCGCCATCTTAAACGTGTCAGTGCTGAAGTTGAACTGGCCCGAGGCCAAGCCCACCTTGAACTGATTGGTCGCGCCTTGCAGTTGGGCATGTATCCGGTCGATGACCCGCAAGGCTTGCGCAACCCGCGCCCGGACAACAGCTACGTGCAGTCTGGCAACACCGGTTTGCAGCTTGTGGACACGACGGCGAACACGAAGGACGCAGTGGGTTACCCGAGCGAAGGCAGTCGGGACTTCCAGTGGGGCTGGAATCCGGTAGGCGGAGCCAGCGGAATTGATGATGGGTTGACGCCAAGTAACTTGGTGTTACGGGTGCAAATTGGTACAGTCACGGTTGTGGCGACATAGGAGCGAAAAATGGCAGGCGTTAAAGAAATGCTGAAGCAGCACATGGCCAAGGGCAAGGGCGCACACCCCGATCCCGCCGTCAAGAAAATGCGTGCTGGTGGCAAGACCAACAGCGACATGCTGAAGATGGGTCGTGGTCTGGCCAAGGTGGCCAACCAGATGAACCCTGGCCGCAAGCAGAAAGGTGTCTGACATGGCAACCTACAAGACTCCCAAGCCGGTGGCCACACCGGTTGTTGGCGCTGACGACATCAAGAAGGCGCTGCGCATGGACGTGTCCGTGGCCAACATGCACTCCAACGAGTACAAGCCGACCAAGACTTCGGGTATCAAAATCCGTGGTACTGGCTGCGCCACCAAGGGCACGATGGCCAGGGGACCGATGGCGTGAACTACACGCAACTCAGCAACGCCATCCAGGCGTATACCGAAAACCCGAGCAGCGATTTCGTTGCTCAGATACCCGTTTTCGTTCAACAAGCTGAGCAGCGCATCTACAACACGGTTCAGTTCCCGTCGCTTCGCAAGAACGTCACGGGCTACACCACGGCGAACAACAAGTATTTGTCCTGTCCCGGCGATTTTTTGGCGGTGTACTCACTGGCCGTGATCGACGCTACCGGCAGCTACGAGTACTTGCTGAACAAAGACGTGAACTTCATCCGTCAGGCGTACCCCAACCCGAATAGCGACAAAGCCATTCCACGCTACTACGCCCTGTTCGGGCCTACGACGACTGGCGATCCTTCTCCCGTCATCACAGACGAGTTGTCGTTCATCCTTGGCCCGACGCCAGACGCTAGTTACAGCGTCGAGTTGCACTATTACTACTACCCCGAGTCCATCACCGTTGCGGCTGATGGGCGTACGTGGCTAGGCGACAACTTTGACTCCGTGCTCCTGTACGGTTCACTGGTCGAGGCTTACACCTACATGAAGGGTGAGCAGGACATGCTTGCGCTGTACAACCAGAAGTACATGGAAGCCCTGCAACTGGCCAAGCGCCTGGGTGATGGTCTGGAGCGCAGCGATGCGTACCGCAGTGGTCAGGCTCGTGTGGCTCCGCTGCCGCAGAATAACGGGGTCAAGTAATGCCCATCGAGCAAGGCGCGACCAATCAGTTCAAGGTGGGCTTGGCCTCTGGCCAGTTCAACTTCAGCACTGACACGTTCAAGATGGCGCTCTACACGGGTGGAGCGACCATCGGCCCGACCACTGCGGCGTACACCACGACGAACGAAGTACCTGCTGGTGGCGGTTACACCACGGGTGGTGAAGTTATCACGGTGTCTGTGGCGCCCACCACGGGCTCCAACCCCAACAACACGACGGCTTATCTGTCGTTTGCCAACGCTACGTGGAACCCGGCGTCGTTTACTTGCCGTGGGGCACTGATCTACAAAGTGGGTGGTGGGAACCCGACCGTATGCGTTCTTGACTTCGGCGGGGACAAGACTGCAACGACATCTTTTCAAGTGCAGTTTCCGACTGCCGACAGTACCAACGCGATCATTCGCATTGCATAGGAGCATGAAATGAGTAACGAACTTGCCAAGGCCAACGATGTCGTTGCCAGTGGGCTTATTGCCGGGGCGCAGGGCCAAGAGCAGGCCACGGCTGTGGGCCGCTACAAACTGGAATGCCGTGACAAGGACGGCAACATCAAGTGGGTTGTTGAAGAAGACAACCTCGTGGTCAATGTCGGCCTTCAGTACATGGCGGGCACGTCTCTGACCACGACCACACAAATCACGACTTGGTATCTTGGTTTGATTACCGGCCCTGGCGTGACCACAAACGCTGCGGACACGATGTCATCCAAGGGTTGGACGGAGTTCACGGGTTACAGCAACGCCAATCGCGTGACGGCTACCCTGACGGCGGCAACCAACGCCAATCCTTCGGTGGTGACCAACTCCGGTTCTCCTGCCAACTTCAACATCAATGCCACCGGCACTGTGGGTGGTGCGTTCCTGACTTCGGACAACACCAAGGGCGGCACGACGGGCACGCTGTTTTCGGAGAAGGCCTTCTCTAGCCCCGGCGACCGTGCAGTGGTGAGCGGAGACATTCTTGCTGTGACCTACACCTTCAGCCTTGCCGGTTAAGGATGAAATGTGGCAGACGGCGGCTGGGGTTCTGGCTCCTGGGGGCAGGCCGGTTGGGGTGAATCGGTTTATGAATGCCTCATTGGCGAAGAAGGCTGGGGTGGTGGCACTTGGGGCTCGGGTGGTTGGGGTGGTCCTAACTACAACGAAGTCATCACCGCAACAGATGCTGTCTCCGCGAGCCAGACCTATGCCGCAACCGTTGCTGAAACCGCAACTGCCACAGATGACATCTCGTCAACGCCGACATACGCAGGCACCATATCTGAGTCTGCTACCGGCACTGACGACATAGTCGCAGGGATTATTTATGCATCAGCCATCGACGAATCCGCTACAGGAACCGACACGGTTGATGCCCTTGCCACGTTCAGCGCGGCGGTCAGTGAGTCTGTTTCGGGCGCGGATGATGTCTCCGCAGCAGCCACGTTTGGCGTATTGGTCGCAGATGCAGCCGATGCCCTTGATTTCGTCAGCGCCCTGGTCACGCTTGGTGCGGCCATTGATGAGTCAGCCACCGGCTCGGATGACATCTCGGCGGCGGCAACCTTTGGGGCTGCGCTTGCAGACACAGCCTCTGGGGCTGATGAAATTTCAGCCATGCCAACCTACGGCAGGGCGGCGACAGACTCC